GCTTCGTTTGGGTCAATGGTTTCATGTGGTCGTGGCTCTGGCTTTGTCACCGTGGTGATATGCAGGCCGTCCATCTCGATAGTTATCTCGGTGGTTTTCATTTGGAAGCTCATTTCAAAAACTCCTTGATAGATTCGTACACATCCGTTCTGCCTTGGTTGTCTGAGACCCGTTTGTGCCACGCTGCGTAGCGCATTTCTGTCTCTGCCCACCTCAGAAGAGCCATTGCTCGGTCAAGTTCCTTAGCGTTAGCATCCATGATTTCCATGTATGCGTTGGCCTTGGCGGTTAGCGCCTCGACTAGCTGTGCGCACTCTACGCTGTGGCAGTGGTTTAGTTTCATGTGTTCCCCTTAATGCCGTGTGCGGCTTCTACGTCTGCCTTGGTTGTTTGACGAATGGCGTGTGCTTTCCCAGCCAACACAAACCAAGCATCACGCAAGCGCCACCAAAAGTAATTTGGCTCTGGCAATGCAGGCTCCCAATGCTCTCCGTCTGGTGACGATGAACAGTTACTTAGTAAAAAATCTCTCACGGTCATCATGTGTTCTTCTCCTTTAGCTTGGCTTCGACGTTCTTGCTGTGAGTGACTGGGTTCGGACTAAAGCAATCAAAGGCTTCTTGCTCAGTCAACCCAACCCAAGGCTTGCGCTTCTTACCCGTATCAATCCCATTCAGATAGGCAATGGTGAGTTCGTCAGGGTCAGGCGCTGGTGCTGGTGGGGTGGTGTAGATGCTGCCAGTTTGTCCCGGCTCGTTGCTGTTGGTGCATGGCAGTTCGTGATTCGTTGCTTTCGGGCATCGCTTGTTGCCGCACTCCGGGCACAAGATCATTCGATCAAGGATCATCGACCCCGACTTATTGAAGCATGTGTGGCAACAGTGCGTGTTCACCGGCTCCTGCTGTGCTGGCTGCTCATAGCTCAACCCCAACTCCCTTGCGTTGTCGGCCATCTTGTCGAGGGCAGCTTCGGCTAGGGCTTGGTTTAAGGACTCCATTTGTGCTTCGGCTTTGTCTCGCAGAGGCAGGTAATGAACAGGGTGTATTGGGTTGTACGTCCAATCCACACCGCCCCAGATGCGTGACTTCTCAAGTCCGTACTTGATGACAACAAAGTCCTCCATCGCCTGCCTCACCACCGCTTCGTCAATCAGTATCTTGGTCATACCCCACCACCTTTCTTGCATGGGAACGCCTCAACAAAAGCAATCGCTACCAGAGCACCAGCATGGCGATGCCGTTCCTTGGCGTTGCGTCGAATGAAGCCCGCTGCCAAGTCATGCAACTGCCCGACCGTGACGCGGGGCGGTATGCAGAATAGCTCGTCGTCGTATGAGTCAGCTACACCTGCGATGTAGCCCTGTGCAAAACCTTTCTCCGACCACAGCTCACTGTCTATGAATTTCAGCAGTCTGTTGCCGTCAACGTACTGGGCCTGCGCCGAGAAGGCCAGCGCAGCGGCCAGGCCGATCAGTAGTCGTTTCATCTCGTCTCTCCTTCAACAGTCTCAGGCCGATTGGCCCGCTGTTGCGCCCTGGCATGCTCGACACTGGCTGCTCGCCGTTCGTCGATGAGGATCTGGACGTCTCTCAAGGCCAAGTCGTAGTCTTGCTTCTGGTCACGGTTGTTCAGGTGGCTGAGGCGCACGCTCAGCATGGCCTCCTTGATGCGCTTCAGTCTAGCCAGTTCATTCATTTAGGTCTCTTCACGGGGAGTATTTCACCCCTCACAGTTTCACACATCATGCGGTCCCCGGTCCAGGTGGCACCTGTCTGGGGTCCGTAGATCTCTTGGCAAAGCCGGTTGGCATGGTCCATGGCAGACATCGGCTGCCGATACTCGAGGTAGGTGGCAAGGCCCACGAACACGAAGGCGGCAGTCACCAGACCCAGCTGATACGGCACGGCCCACCGCTCCATGAATCTCAAGGCTCGGTTCATGCTCACTCCTTTGGAAAATCAAGAAACACGCACTGGTGGTAGTGCCTCTGGCCTTGGCTGTCGATGTAGCTTTCACCGCAGCCCACGGCCCACTCGACCATGACCACGGCCAAGAGGCCCGTGAACAGCAAGACCATGACAATGCTGGCAAGGGTCTTTAAAGCGTTCATGCTGCAGCTCCAATTAGTCCGTTGAGAAGGGTTCTAAGTTCGCTAATGCCGCCATTGCAGAAGTGCACGGGTCCAGCCTTGCGGTATTTGTCTGCGGCCGAGTGGTTGATGAACTTGGTCATCAGGATCACGTGGTCGTTGGACTGCACGGCACGGCCCTTGGCCTGCTCTGCCGTCAGGAACGTATAGATGGCTCTTGGGTGGCTGCTCTTGATGGCATCGATCTGGCAGCCGTTGAGGCCAACGATCGTCACGGTAGGCAGCAAGGGCCTTGACTGAACAGCCGGCTTCCTAATGGATAAGCCATTCAAGGCATCGAGGATACCGCCCTGGAGGTCAGGGACCGAGTGGGTTCTTGTCGATGTGTACTGCAGCTGGCTCTGTTGCTGCTGGTCCTCGATCTCCTTGCGGACCTTCTCCATGACCCGCTCGGTAATGGCATCAACCAGTAGCTCAAAGAGGTCGCCAATGCCGTCGATCTTGCGGGGAGGCTCTGGTAAGGTTGCGGGCTCTACCTTAACATCAGCAGGCTCAACAGGGCGAGCAGCTGCTTGGTCGCGGGCGGCCTGAATCCGTGCCTTGTGGCTAAAGGCTCGCTGGTCGTTGACCTTGATGCGGCGGTCGTTCGGCAAGACCATCTGGGCACGCCTCAAGGCTTCCTTACTGGTCAGGCGCGGATAGACGGCAAAGACCTTGACTAGCTCGTCGCTGATGCTTTGCTTCTCTTGAAGGGTCCAGACGACCCGGGTTGGTGCTGTAGTCATACTTCCTCCGGCTGAACAATGACCTTGTAGCCCAGTGACTTGATGCAATTCAAGGTCTCAGGCTTGAGAGTCTTGGTCCCTGCGATGATCGCAAAGATCTTGGCAGTCTCGCACACCGGATAGACGGCACGTGCACCGTAGTTTGTCGTGACACGCACGACGATCTCGTATTCATTACCCATGACTTTCTCCTTTCTGTATGCCCCAGGGGTTGGTGCATGGGTGTATTGTAGGGCGTAAACCACGCAACCGCGCAACTGCGTGGAAAAAATAATTTGCTAGGACTTATACTAGCTACGGTCCTAGAAACTTGGTCCTTTAGAAGGTCCCCAGGGACCACGATTCAAGCCAGTCCATGTGTAGATACTTGCTGCCTGTTTCGTGGTCTCTCGGGTCCACGTCGTAAGAACCGGGCACCCAGGGCCATGGGCGATCGGCCCGGGTCCACGTTCTTATGCATGAAGCTGCGTGGTTCTGGGCTCTTTGCACTACAATGTGGCCTTTTGATAAGGAGAGATTATGCGATTAGTCGTTGCCAAACGAGTCGCTGAAGAGCACGGCTTCACCTTGGAGTATGACCCAGATGTGCGGATCTATGTCTTGAAGCGCAAGGACGATGGTTGTCCGCCCCAGTGGTTTCCGGGCCTGGTCCTGAAGACCATGAGCAGCGAGACGTTCCGCTACTTCTACATGCGGGTGCCTCTTGAAAAAATCCTGGGCACCACCTTCAAGGTCCCAGGCTCCTGATCAATTGGGCTAGCTCAGCCAGTCTTTCCATTCGTCTCCAAGGACCTGGGCAGAGAGCTGCCGCTTTTCTCTCAGGGCCTTGACAATCTTTTCGTCGACCGTCTTCCGACAGATCAGGTCGACGTAGGTCACCGAGTGCTTCTGCCCGATCCTGTGGGCACGGTCCTCGGACTGCAGGCGATGCTCCAGGTTATAGCTGTTGCTGTAGTAGACGACCGTGGTGGCTGCCGTGAGGGTAATACCGAAGCCACCGGTTTGAGGGTTACCGACGAAGAAGCGGCAGTCGGGATCCGTTTGGAACCTCAATACGGCATCCTGCCTATCCGCGTTGGACGTGTCACCAAAGTAGCTGACCACCGCTTTCTTGCCGTATTCTTCCTGCAACAGTTGCTCGATGCCCTGGATGTCTGATCGGTAGTTCGCCCAGATGATGACCTTGCCGCTGGCCTCGTCTAGCACCTCCATCAGGGCCTTCATGCGGTTGTTGTCGACAGCGATGACCTGACCGTCGTCCGTGGTCAAGTGGCCACAGACCAGTTGATGCAGCCTGAGGAGCTTGGTCAGTACGATGGGTGCAGAGACCAACTGGCCTTCTAGTTCAGCCATGGCCTTCTCCTTCAGCGTCTTGTAGTGCCGCTTCTGGTCGTCCGTAAGATCGACCTCATAGAACTGGTAGATCTTTTCGGGCAGGTCTAGGCACTCATCTTTGGTACGTCGTGAGGACCAGCGCTGGATCGACCTGGTCAGCTCATCAAGGTTCTTGTAGCCCTTGACCTTGGTAAATGCCCGGTTACCTGCCGTGATCTTGACCATCTCGGCGTACTTGGCCCTGAAGGTGTAGTAGCTGGTGCAGCCCAAGAGATGCGGGCTCAGGAACCAGGCTTGGCTAAACAGGTCCAGCGGATTGTTGGTCACTGGTGACCCCGTCAGGATCCTACGGTAGCTAGCCTTCTTGCCGATCTTGAAGCAGGCCTTGGTGCGCTTGGCATCCCGGTTCTTAATGGTGGTCGATTCGTCAACAATCATCAGGGTCCGGTGGCAGTTGACAAAGGACTCGGCTGTCTTGTAGCTGCGGTCAAAGGCCAAGGCCTCGATGTTCATCACAAAGACCTTCAAGGGCTCCATGGGAGTGAGTAGCAGGTCGTAGCTTTTCTTGAGTTCGGTATTCGCTGCCGAATCCCAATAGGTGCCGACCCACTGGATGTAGTCAGGCATGTGCTCTGGCAGCTCCTTGGTCACCCAGTTGCGATACGAGCCTTTGTTGCCGAGGATAAAGACGGCATCGATCTTGCCGGTCGCATACAACCACGCAGCCGTGTCGATCGTGGTCTTGGTCTTACCCAGGCCCATCTCCCAAAACAGGGCGAACTCGTCCATGTCCCGGCTGCGTAGGAAGTCCTCGTCCTGGTGGGCGAAGGGCTTGGTCTTGTACTTGTAGTCAATCATAGTTCAAAGTACCTTCCGGTTCTAGGCATCACGATGTGCAGGTTTTGCTTGGTGCGGGTGGCCGCCACGTAAAACACGCGGGCCTCGTCGTCTTGGTTGTGCTGATAGCCCGCATAGGTCTTGGGGCTGAGGTCGGTGAGCAGCAGGACGTTGTCGGCTTCTCCGCCCTTACTGCCGTGGATCGTGCTGATCTGGATCCTGGGCTGGCCCGACAGGGATTCACCTTGACGCAGGGCCGCCAGAAAGTATTCCTTTTCCTCGTCGCTGATACGGTCCAAGGCCAGGTGCCAGATGGCTCTGGTTCTGAGTCCGTACTTGTTGACCAGCAGGTCTAGGTCGACCCGGTCCTCCGTCAGCTGCTTCAGCTCCTTGAAGCCATGGGCCACGATGTTCTTGCTCATGTGGGCATAGACAAGTCTGGCAGCTTCTGGGCTGATGGAGTCACCTTTCCTCAGACGCTCCCAGGTACGAATGGCAGTCAGTGCCTCAGACTTACGAGGAGATACCCCTTGACATTCGTATGAGTAGCCCTCGCGATGGCATAGGTCAACTAATTCCTTGAGCATGTAGACATTTCTGGCAAGAAGCAGCCATGTGCCTTGGCTCATATCGACGTGCTCGATGTCGTTGTGGTAGTTGATGCTGCCCTGATGACCTGCGGGTTTGAACTGTTTATCTCTGCGCTTGGCCACCCGGCGGATGATGTCCCAACTGAAGTCATGAACGACGGACGGTATCCGATAAGACTGGTCGAGTACCCGCACATCTGCATCGAGCCCGATGAAATGATCCACGTCTGCACCTGCCCATCGAAAGATAGCCTGGTCGTCGTCACCAGCGATGTATACCTCTTCTGCATACTGCATCATCCTTTCTACGACCTGCCACTGCAACTGGCTCAGGTCCTGGGCCTCATCAACCAGCAGGGCCTTGAGCCGTGGACAGAAGCCACTGAGCCGCATTTGTTCTAGCATGTCTGTGTAGTCAATCAAACCTGTCTCGTCCTTGTAAGACCTCAGGCTCCTTGAGAAGTGGTCGAGCTCATACCAGCCCACGTCGTCATCGGCCAGTTCTTCCCATTGCTGCCTCAGAGGCACGCAGCGGATCCTGGCCATCCCCTCAAGAAACCGGAGCTTGTCGCCCTGAGCCATGCCAGTCATCGTGCCGTCGTCCATGTTGACGCGGCCGTTGATCTCGACACCGATCTCGTCGCACAACTCCTTGTAGTGGCTGTGCTGCATGACCTGCTGCCTAGACAATCCCAGCTGCCGAAACGCGAGGCTGTGGATCGTCCTGAAGTAGGGCATGTCGTCAGCACTGAAGCCGAAGCGCAAGGCAGCCTTGTCGCGGGCTTCTGTCGTGGCCTTCTTGGTGAAACTTATGAAGCCAATCTCGTCAGGCTTGACCCCTTGCTCGATGAGGCCAGCGATGATGTTCATCAAGGTCGTGGTCTTACCGGTACCAGGTGGCCCCAAGATCAGCTTAGGCTTCATATCAGCTGGCCCTTACCGAAGTCAGGCGTCTGGTGGCCCTTGTCTTGGAACGAGAAGGCTGGCACTGACCACACCGTGGCCCGCTTGCCGTTGAGCTTGTAGGTGTGTGTCTCGCCACCGTAGTCACGAATGGCACTGCTGATCTGGTTGAGCTTGAAGTCCTTGAACTTCTGCTTGTCTAGGAAGTTGATGAAGTCTGCTAGCCTGAACAAGTGGCGGTTCTCATCGTCGTCGTGGAACGGTTTACCCAGGAGGATTTCGTCAAGATGCTTGGCTTGAGCCTTGCCTGTGCAGAAGCGTTCTAGCAGGTCGATGAACTGGCCTTTGGGGCTGGCGTCCTCAGGGGCCTCGATGATCACCACGTCCTGCAGCAAGGCCTGAATCATCTGGCTCCATTGCGTCTGGTTCATCTTAGGTGGCATGTAGTTCATGACCTCCATGCACCGCTTCTGGAAGCCCGCCTGATTCTGTAGGTCCTCGGTGGTCAAGGACAAGCGCATGCCGTTGTCCATGTCAAGGAACCAGATCGGAGGATCGGTGTTGTACTTGCTAAGGCTGGAAAGTCTGGGTGCCCCCTGCTGAATGCCCACGCCGTACTTGCGCATGCGGCACATACCGGCATTGCAGTGTGGCCGAAGAGGGGGCCTGCTGCAGGTGTATTGGTAGTCACTGTTCTCGAGACTGTTCATGACCCCCATGACCTCTGACTCTGGCAAGGGAGGATCCATGACCTCAAGATTGAGATTCATGACGATGGGCTTCCAGTCGTCTGGCTGCATCTTGCGGGCCAAGACGCATAGATTGAACATGCCGTTGTTGCGGGTACCTTCTGGGAAGCCAGTCTGTGCCAGCTTCTCGATACAAGGCGGCGCATCCTTAAGGAGTCGGTTCTTCGTCTTGGCTTCATTAAACTTGAGCTTGATGAACTGGGCCCTAGTCATGCGCAGCTTCTCTGCAGCATCTAGGAACTCCTCAGCCGTCATCGGGGCTCCGTTCTCAGAGACGCCGTAGCGGCTGGTCGCTGCCCCCTCAAAGTAAGGCATGTTGATCCAGTTGCCGATGTCACCGCGTTCAGTCAGGACGGTGTCCTGCTTCGGGAAAATCTCACAAGACGGATGCCCAATCGTAGAGGCCAGGTCGCCGAGCTTACGCTTCAGGTCGGCTGCTGGTATGGGATCCGAGAAAAACATGTAGATGTGGGCGCCGCCAGACTTGCTGCGGCAGACGATCGCCGGGGCCTTGGCCTTCTTGCAGGCCTCAACGGCATCCTTCAAATCAAAGTTCTTGTATTCGTCGACGTCGATGGCACCAAAGAAGCACGTGTTGTCTTCCCTGATTGGCACGATACCAATGCCCTTGGTCCCTGTGAGGTGTCCGTCCCACAAGGCCTCAGTCACCGGAGCCCGCTTCGTGATGGCGGTACCCTGGACCTTCAGGCCGGTATTCTTGCCGTCGATGTCATAGGTGCCGTAGGCTCCTGAGTGCCCGGCAAATAACGCCATGAATCGTTGTGCAAGCATAACTTTCTCTTTCTGGTGTTAATCAAGGGCAGGGGCCACGGCCCCTACCGGCTAACCGCCTCTTGTCGCAGCCTTCAAGGGGGTGTTCGTCACATTATCGGTCTGGGACTTCGCCTGATGCTGTTCCAGCCTGCGCTGGTACTGCTTCGACTGGTGTGTCTTGGTCTTTTTGTGACCATGACTGGCCTTGCGGCCTGGTCCCTTCTTGGTGGCGCTGGGGTTGCGATTGTCTATTGCGTCAGACGACCGCGAACCCAGCATGGGAAAGATCCGAAGAATATCCATGCTGGGCCACCTGATTAGTATGGTGTGTTGTCTTCGACCACGACACCGCCGTCTTGTGGAGGCTCGCTGACCTTCACGTTGCCGGCAGTCACGTCCTGACCGAACTTCTTAGCTGCGTCATAGAGACCGCGGTCAGTGATCAGGATGGGATCGTTGATCACCCAGCCGTACCAGCTGTTGCTGTCCTTGGTCTCCATGCCGGTGCCCACATGGTAGTTGTGGCTAAAGGGCGGAGGCGTGAACGACTTGTCGCCAACCTTGACCTGCAGCCCCATCATCTGGCCCAACCAGCGGCGGCTCTTCTTCAGCTGCGTCGAGCTCATCGCGATCAAGGCGCGCTCGAAGCCACTGTCTGTCAACACCAGCACGTAGTGGTAGGCGGTCGTGACGATCAGGTTGCCGTTGGGCAAGACGTCCTGGTTGCGTTCGTTCTTCTTGGTCTTATCCAAGATCGACTCATCAAGGTGTTCCTTGACAAGACCGCCGCCGGCTTCGCGTGGCGTCCACTCCACGAAGCTCTTCTTAAAGGCACAAGGCACGACGCGAACGTCGCGCATCAGCTGCTGGGTCACCGTGTTGATGATCAGGCCCTCTTCAGCGCCTGGCACCTTGGTCACCCCACGAAGCTCCGGAGACAAGGCCTGAAGGATCTTGAGATACGGGATAGCAACGTCGTTTGCAGAGACGTTCTCAAAACCCATACCGCTATCGGCCAGCATGTCATCAGCAAAGGCCACGGGCAGGTTAGGCTGGGCAACAGCCACCTCATTTTTCTTACTCATCACTTACTCCTTTTCACTTTGGCAATTTGGCCGATGTACACGTTGAACAATTCAAGTGGAAATTCGGCACCGCTTTCCACCTGTTCCCTGACGAATGCCGTCAAGGTTTGCGGATGAACACCCATCTTGCCGTTGTACTCAAGGCCTTGCTCTTCGAGCTGTGCCTTAAACTCTTCGGCTTGTTCGTGCTCACCACGGTTGAATGTGACTGACACCTCGTCTTTGATCAGCGCCTCGTGGCCATGGTCTTGCAACCATGTGAAGCACTTCTCACGCTTGTCGTCACCAATCTTGGCAGAGTAGTACGGCTTGACAGACACTTCACTGCCGTCAGTAAGTACAAACTTTGCCATGCCAACTTCAGCCATCGCATCGGGCAGCTGCTTTTCTGCGATGTCCTTCAGTTGTTCCTTTAGAAGCTTCAGCCTTGCGTCTGCCTCCTTAACCTCTTCTTCCTTGTCAAGCAAGGCATCGGCAAGACGACTGATTCTCTTCAGTGCGTCGTCGCTTAGCGTTGATTGACTGTCGGCCAACATGTCTTCAAGCATTTGCTCTGACTCCATTCAAATCCGCCTCAATGGCGTAGTAACGATGCTCTTGGCGATCCCACTTGAGCATCTTGATCTTGCCGCCATTGAAGTTGGCGGCAACGGCTACGGACAACCCGATCGCTATGGGGTCACCAATGGCGAGCAGGAAATCGCTGTCCGAAAACGAACGCAGCTTGTCACGCAGCGCTCGAATTGTGGGTGCCGTGGACAGTGTGACCTGGCCAGGCGGTAATAAGGTCTTCAAATCACCGTACTCAGCAGCCGGCAAGATGTTGAACTTCGGGCTCTCTTGAACGACGTAGACGGTCATTGAACTTCTCCAGAATGAATTACTTTGATCTCGCTGATGAAAGGCGGCGTGGATAGCAAGATCCCGGTAAAGGCTGCCCAGTCAAATGGTTTCACACAAGACCACAACTCGTAGAGAGACATGTCTCGTTGAACCTGGAAGACCTTTAGGACATCCTCGTTGCGGGCTAGTACCAACACACGTCCTCCATGTGCTTGACGCTTACGGTGCCACAGAAGCTGTTCTGGCCGCAACTCGCAGCGATGCTTGTCATCGAGGATCTTGAGCTCGAGCCAGTAGTCCATGCCGTCATAGCAGCCGTTGACGTCGGGGGTGCCACGGGTCAAGGCATTCTCGATGCGCTCGATGTCGCCTGGCAGCTTACCCTTGACAAGGGCCCAGAATTGACTTTCTTTCATAGCTTCACCTCTACGGCTTCACCCCAGTTAGGTCCCAGTTCACAATCGACCTTCAGGGGCACCTCAAGGTCTACACAGGTCAGCAGCTCGTGCTGGATCATGCGGGCATGGTCAAGGTCCCTGATACTGAAGTCTAATTCATCGTGGATGGTTAAGTGAGGCACTTCGCCCTTCTCGAACAGGTTTACCATGGCCTGCTTGATCATGTCAGCAGATGACCCCTGAATGACCGCGTTCATGGCCTTGTGGGCAAAGTACCGCTTCAAGGGAAGCCCGTACTTTTCTTCAGCCAATTCCTTCTTCAATGGGATCAGGCCAGGGCTGTACTTTGGTGGACCGAACAGCTGGAACCTACGGCGACGACCCAGCAGGGTCTTGACGTAGCCTCGATTCGTCGCGATCCGAGTGCATTCCTCGCCAAGCGCCTTGATGAACGGCACATTGGCATGGTACTGCTCATAGACCTTCTTGGCCTCTGCTGGCGGCAGGCCCAGTTGAGTCGATGCCTTGGCAGCCCCCATACCGTAGGCAAGGCCCAGGTTCAAGGTCTTGGCGTTCTTACGACTGATGCCTGCCATATCTGCGACCAGCTGGTGGTAGTCCGTGTTGGGGTCGTTGACATAGCGCTGACGGGCTTCGGCGGCCCCCGGAAACCCACGCAGGTAAGCGTAATGCACGGTGACACGAGGCTCTTGCTGCGAGTAGTCGAACACGCCCCACTGGTGGCCTTCCTCAGGGATAAAGATGGACCGGATCAGGGGTGCCAGCGACGGGTCCCTGGCAGGCACCTGCTGCATGTTAGGGTTGGCCGATGCAAACCGGCCAGACTTGGTGCCTCCACGGTCACTACGGACTTGGCGCCATTCTGGGTAGATACGGCCATTGAATTCTAGGTTGATGATCTTGCTGTCGATAAATACTCCACCAGCCCGATCAAGTTTACGGGCCTTGGAAATTAAGGAGAACAACTCATGATCAGAAGCCTCAAGAAACTCAGCCGCAAAACTAGCATTCCCCTTTTCAGTCTTTGGGTAGTCCAGCTTCAAAGCGTCACAGCATGCCTGTATATCATCACCCGACCAGATGTCTACCTCCCGTTGAGCCACCTTCTTCAGCTGCTCCATAGCTTGCTGTTGCTCATCGAGTAGTTGGTTCTTGATCTTGTGGGCCCGGTCAAGGTCGACACGAACGCCCTTCTGGCGCATGGCCACGATGACGTCGATCAGTCGAGTCTCTAGCAAAAACAGGTCCCACAGCTTCTCGTCTTCAAGCAAGACACGTTGCTGCTCAAAGATCCGAATCGGCAAGTCTGCGTCCTTGCGGCCGTAGTCTGCAACTTCTCCAGCATGCAGGCGCCAGATGTTGCCCTTGATCTCTGCTGGCTTGATGCCACGGCGGACACCGGCAGCAATCATGCCGCCTTCGTCCTTGTGTTCACCAAGATAGCTCTCAGCTAAGGCGTCAAGCTTGTAGGTCGTCCGGTCTTCGTCTAGCAACGGTTCGGCCACTTGTACGTCAAACTTGCGGCCACCGACCTTGACACCATCAGACAGCAGCCATTCGAGGTCATAGGGGATGTTGGCACCAACCTTGTCGATGTCGGTCTTCAGCTCATCGCGCAACCAGGCGAACACGTTGTCGGGATGCAGGTTACCGCCGGCCTCGTGGCGCACTGGGTAGTACTCAGCGAAGCCGTCGTTGGTGGCTACGGAAATCCCGACGATGTAGCCGTCCTTGCGAACGCCACCAGGGCCCTTGGTCATCAGGTTAGGGTCGCGCGTCTCACAGTCAATGGCGATCAGCTTGGCCCTCTGAAGGCTCGGGAAATTAGATGGTGGCTTGTATGATTGTGCGTCCATTGCGTGTCCAAAGCTCTGCAGCTTCTGTGTGTGGATAGGGTTCAATGTAGACGATGCGCTGGCAGCTGGTGTTCAGCAGCAGCTTCATGCAGGTCATGCATGGCATCGCAGTTACATAGGCGGTTTCGATTTCGAAGACGTCCTTGCATTGGAGTAGAGCGTTTTGCTCCGCATGTACCGCCTCGCATCGTTCCAATCCAGTGCCAGACGGATAAGCTGCGCCGGGACAAGGAGTATCGCTGCAATGAGGATGGCCGCTAGGAGGACCGTTATAACCAGTAGCGAGCACATGCCCACGACTAGATACAAGTACGCAGCCAACAGACCGCCGCGCGCACGTAGCTCGCCGACTGACGAGTCGAGCCATGTTCGAAAAGTACTCATCTTTGTTCATCCTTTCCATGATGTCAAGTCTCAATTAGGTCAAGCTTACCGTTAGCATGGTCCCACAGATACCCCACAAGATCATCGTAGGACTCAAACAGGTCAGGACCAAAGCTGACGTACTCGCCGTAGATCTCGCCATTCTGGCAAGCCTCTGCGCCTGCAAAGTTGGGCTCATAGATGTGCTGGCTGGCTGCGTAGAAGTGCAACGTACCGGGCTGCAGGATCAGGTTTGGGATCTTTTCGCGCAGCAGCAAACAGACGCCAATGCTCAGCATGCTGAAGTTGAACCAATCGTAAGGAACCCCCAGCCATACGTCACTTGAGCGCATGTTCATGAAGCAGTGCAGCTTGCCGCCACGAATCATGAACTGGCAACTGATGGTGCATGGGATGTCCTTTGAAGCACGAGGATTGGGCCTCCAGATCGTGATGACAGCCTGACGAGAGTCGTGATCCTCTGATAGCACCTTGACCACGTGACCCAGTTGATCGCGAATGCGGGGCCCATAGGCTCCGAAGAACATGATGCCGTCGTCACTGAAGTTGCTGATGGCCTTGCTGTATGGGGCAATGGTGCTGACACGGTTATCTCCTGACAGAATCCAAGCGGCTTCAGCTGCCATGAACCGGTAGCCCAGCTTGCGGTCCTTGATCGTGATGACTGGTTGAGTCATGTCGATCATGCTCTTGTAGCCCAACAGCTCCTTGGTCTTTTGACCTCTGGGGTTGGTCTCGTGGCCATAGGCCATCACGTCGTGCAACAGTCGCTGCCATTGCATGTTGGTGGTGTTAACTGTGTTCATGACAGACGACCTCGCGTAACTGGTTGCGGAACTCAAGTTCCTTCTTGAATCTCTTGGCATAGCTAGGATGCATGACCTGCTGAAACTTGATGTTGCACCGGTCAAGTGTCTCGGCAGCTGATCCGCCAATTGCAATCACCTTGAGCTCAGGCTTCATCAGCAAACAGTCTTGCACATACAAGGGACCATTAGGTGAGTTGGCATTCGTGTAGACAGCCAAGGTCTCATCAAACAGCAGTTCGTGAAGTGCGCTAGCAAAGAGCTCGCTGCTGTTGCCGAAGTCGTACCATGGCCAGTTGATGGCACGCATCTTGCTGTTGGTGCTGTCGCCCACAAAGATGTATTCAGCATCACCCACATGCCCTGCGAAGTTCTCATGCTTGAGGCTGGTCATGTAGGGCAATTGAGACTTCTTACGTTGCGCGGCCACTGAGGACACCATGTCAATGTACGTGTCAAGGTCACGGCCCTCGATGTCATACCGGTATGGCAGGACGTCATCTCGCATACGCATGCCAAAGACAGACAGCTGCTGGACATAGTCGCGGTCGTGACCTCCAAAGCCACCTTCAAAGAGCATGTCGTAACGCTTGCGCACTTCCTCGACGTTGTCGTACATCTCTTCACGTTGCGCCTTGAGTTCATCAAACTTTTGCTTGTGATTCTCAGGCGATTGCGTCAGGATGTAGACAGCACAGAAGCGGCGGATCATGCGATCGATCATGCGACCCATGTGAGGCCATGGACTGCCTCCACGGTACACGTCGGCATAGATGGCTTCGCTCATCCAGAGACGATCGATGACGACCAGCTTCTCACGTGCCAACTTCAATGCGTAATGCAGCGAAGCCGTGTGGTACAGAGGCATCTTGTTGGGCCACCTGTAGGTGTTGTGCAAATAATGTCCATCGAAGCGTTCGCAGATAGCTTCAGCAAGCGTTGTCTTGCCTGTTCCATCGCAGCCGTCGATGACGATGAGACCTTTCATTCTTTCTCCTTTCTAAGCAGGTCAGACAGTTCTGGAGGAACCCAACCCGCAGGCTTCACTATATCATAAGTCGAGCCCCGCTTGCTCTGATCTTTGGACACAGCCCGCACTTTTTGCATGTTGGCTGCGTGCACCCGATTGAAGCCCTGGTTGAATGGCAGGCCACTCAAATACGCCGTGCCAAGTGCCACGTAGACCAGGTCAATCAGGCCGTCAAAGAATTGCTCAAGGTCCTCCATCATCACAGCGGCACGCACCTCATCAAGTTCTTCCTGCAGGTGCCGAAGCTTCAGGTGAACCAGCTCGTCGACTGGGAAGGCAGGTCCACCAGTAGGCCGCAAATCAAACTTGCGATGAAACTCAGCGACCTGAGAAAACATATCGCCTGACTCTGACATGGCATGGCTCAACCACGTCTTGAAGGCCTCAAGGGCTGCTCCCCCATCTTTGACCAGCTCGCCTTTGTAGTACATGCCTTCTTTGGTCAGTGTGAGCAGCTTGACGGTGTCGCCGCCCTGCTCCTTAATCGTGAAGTGAATCGCGTCCTTTTCCATGGTCATTCTCCGAGTTGATCAAACAATGGCTGCCACTCTTTGCTGCTGGACAACGGCCCCTGCAGGTCCTTAAACTTGGGCAGGTCGACAAGGTCAGCAGTGTGTTGCTTCTTGACGCGCCAGATGACGTTGCGGGCCCGGTGGGGGTAGAGTGGGGCAAAGATAGTTGCCAAGTAGTTGCTGTCGTAGTAATCACGAAGGCGGTTGAACACTGCGTCGAGGTCATCTCTCTCAATCATTTCTTTGTAGTCTTTGATGCTGGCAAACGTGCCGTAATGGGCATCGATCTCCAGTCCGTTCTTAGCCAGCATGAGCTTCATGGTCTCATAGGTCATCTCGTTGACGTGGTTGTCGGCAGCCCCGACCTTCTCGTCGTAAACGGGTGTGCTGATGAAGGCCATGCCGTCAGGTGCCAGCAGATCGTACATGCCCTTGAGCATGTTGAAGGCGTGCAGAGGCTCGACGTGCTCAAGCACCTCAAAGCATGTGATGACGTCGTAGGCCTCATGGGGCAGCTTGCAATCAGGGAAGGCGACATTGCCGATCAGGGTAGGCTTGAACTTGGTGTTCTCAAAGGCCTTGGGCATTTCAAGCTTGTTGTAGTCGATGCCGACGTACTCTAGGCCATCAGATGCCAAGCGACTGGTCATCAGCATCTTGGCCAAGGGCACGTCCTTGCCGCAGCCGATGTCAAGGACACGGCAGTCTTTGCGGTGCTTGGGGTTGCCCATCCACTTGGCCACATGGGTCCAGCGAAGGCAGTGGGCGATGTAGTCGCGATGAATGAAGCCGCGTTCTTCAGCCTGATCGATGCTCAGGTGGGTATTGTCGATATGCTTACCTCGGGCGTTGGCCATTTGGGTTCTCCGGTTACAAAAGGAAAGAGAGGCCCCGGACAGGGGCCCCGGGTTTAGGCGGCTTGAGCTAACTCGACAGCGAGGTCGAGAGCTTGGCGCTTGCGGGCTGCTGCAGAGCCAAACCACGCAGACGTCAGTCGCTTGTCCTGATCGGTACCGGCGACATGGTCGTAGTAGTAAGTCACAGCGTTGAAGGCTCCCCACCAAGTACCGTCTGAGGTCTTCAGGTCAGCACCGGGTTGGGTGTGCAAGATGTCGAGCAGACGGTTAGTCGTCCGGCCCAAATCTGCACGGCTCACGGTACCGTCTTCAGACGATTCCTCGAGAGATTGGTAAAGGTCAGCGTTGACCAGGCGGGCAAAAAACTCCACCACCTTCTGGTCAGAAGCGCGCTTCTTGCTCAAAAACTCGGCTTGGTCCTTGAAGACGTCCAGTGCCTTCATGGCCAGTCCGACCTTCTCAGCCGCGTCCTTCTTGATCTGGTCGTCGAAGGAACGGTCGTGAGACATGCGGAAGGTGTTCTCATGGTTCTGGTTGTTACGCAGCGCTGCGGTCAGTGTGTTGTTGCAGACGACCCGGATGGGGGTGAACATGATCTGCAGGCTGCGGCCCCAGATGTGGGGATTGTCGAGGAGGATATAGCCTTGGACTTCGTCCTTGCCGCCCAGCATAAAGCCGCCGTTCAGCTTGGCCAGGCCCCAGACGCGCTTGCCGCCGCACAGGGAACCGGCGGTTTCCATGGTCATGTCGCCAGCCTTGCAAAACTTCTCAAAGAAGTCGAACACGTCGCTGTTCTGGGTGGGCTGGTAGTCCTGGCCGCAGACGCCCAGGATCTTGTCGTCGGTATCGCGGACCAGGGCGTAGTGACTGGTCAACAGGTGGTCTACTTCGTCAACCCACAAGCCTTTGCGGTAGACGTTCCAATTGAGGCCAGCAGCCTCCAGCATCTGGGCAGGTGTCAGGTTGCCATCAACCTTGGTGCCAAGACCGTGCCAAGGAACCTCATTGGCGTAGGCCATAGTTTCAACTTCGTGTGCCATAACTTTCTCCTTTCTGTAGCCAGCGGGATTGCTGAGCATGGTGTGATTATAGGGCATAAAAGCACGTGGTCGCGCAGTTTTTGGCCTATTTTCGTAGGTATTTGTACTAGTCTCTGCTCAAATTCCCTATAGGCATATTTTTTAGGCTATACAAAGAGAATTCGTTCTAATAATAAACTATATACTCGTTCGTTCGCATATTTTATATAATAGACGCGAAGCCAAAACAGAGAGTATCAATACTCTCTGTATCGTCTAAAAAATCTATCTATAGGGATTTTGAATCAATCCTCTCCGTCAAAGCCATAGAAGAAGTCCTGGCCCCAGTCCGTGTTTTTTAAGTCTTCAATCTGCTCTGGCGTAAGCTCGTGGCCGTAATCTTTTAGCTCTTTAATGTGTAGCTTTTCCATTTCGTCTGGCATCGGCCAGTCTGAAAGAGGAATTTTCTCAGCGTTTTGAAGAACCACTTTTTGAAGAATGCCTGCACCTTCAAGGACTTTGTCATATACGCCCTCAGGTAATTCAGAATCTGCGTCAAACCACTCTCCATCAAGTTCTTCGTCATACCTGTTAAAAAGTTTTTGCGCTTCATCGATTGCCTCCTTTTCCGAAGGTGACAGGCTCTTTGAAATAAACGGTAAAAATGAGTCATAAGCCCCATAACCGGGCGCAAACAAGCGCTGCCCCACTCCACCCTCGTGGAAGACGTCAAACAAGCTGTCGCTTGAAAAAGACTTCAACGTGTCTTGAATTTTGTCAAGATGGGAAACCTTGGGAACGGGAGATTCCATGATGGCCTCTTTAGCGGCTGTGACGTCATCAACGACTGACCGAGCCGCAGGACCTGCAATTGGAAGTTCTGGCTTGGGCACAACCCTGCTCAGTGCTGCTTGGCCGGCTTGCTTCAGCACGTTCCTTCGGGTCATTGGTATCTGGGCAGCCTTTTCAGCCAGGGATTGCAGGGGTGACGTTTGAGCCTGGGGTGTTGCTGCCTGCGCTGGCGCAGGTGCAGGCAAAGCCTGCTGCAGCGGAGAGGCTTGTTGAGGTGCCGCTTGCTGCGGAACGACAGCCGGCAAGTTTTTGGTCTCTTGACCTTCATCGAGAAGGGTCCTAAGTCCAAGGATACCCCTCCTGGCCAAGTCAACACCGCGACCTACCCGGCCACCGCCCTGCAACTTGAGCTGGATCAAGGGCCCAAGGTTTCCGTGGTTCATACCATACCTCCAAATTTTTTGCCCCGTTTGAGTTCGGTAGGCTCAATGACCCGGAACCAATCACCCTTGCCGCCAGAACCAGCAGCCGGTCTCTGGTAGCCCGCAAGACCGCCGGCCTTGGTAATGCCCTCCAGGACGTAATCCTTGCCCTGGGCAGCATCGTAGATGTCTTCACCCCGCATGGCTTGGCCTTGTGGCAGCTTGTTGAAGAACCGGCGCATCAGGGCCACGTCTTCTGGGCTGTACTCCTCCTCAAACCGCAGCAGGCGGCCCTCAGGGATGTCGAACTTGTTCAGCATGGGTGGCCCCATCCCGGCCATCTTGTCCCGGGCCCGCTTCATGGCGTACTCCGGATCGGTCGTCACGTCCATGTTCCGGCCGGCTTCTGGAGTCACCTTGGTCGGAGACCCGTGGAGGACCCGTAGGAACCTTTCGGCAGCTTTCTTGGTTAGGCCTACACGGCCTCCAGAAGAAAAGCCCTGGGGTTCATCTGGCATGGTTCTGGTGCCAGGAAACAGGACAACAGATCGGTCCGTGTGGGTGGTCCCAGCCCCGACGTCAATTCCTTCAGCCGAATCGAATCCGTTTTTGCGCAGCTCTTTGATCAGGCGGTTGACATTTTTCTTGCCGTACATGCCGGCATCCAGCAAGGACAAGGGTGCGTTGTCTAGATCAACATCGATGCCCAGGCGCCGGGCCGTTTCGACGAGCTCTTTTTCTCCTGCAGGATTCTTGGCATCGTGTCTCATGGCTCGCAGTGCGCCTTTTTTCTTGCCAAAGTCGTCGACCGTGTAGGAGTCAGCCAGCTCCTTATTGACCGAGGTGAACAGGGGCTTTTTAATCTCTTCTCCAGGAGCGTACGTTCCCCCGTGAAAAACGGTCTCAGAGGCCTTTTTTGCAAGCCGATTGATCAGACCTACTCTCCCACCACTCTGGAAGCCCTGGGGTTCATCTTGGGGTTCCTGGACCTGTTCCTGGGTGGCTGGTTGGGCTGGAACCGGGGCTATGAGCTCTTGGGCAGCAGGTACGGCTCCGATGGCGGGAGGAACCGCGAAGAGCTTCTGGCCTTCCGTGGTGATCCGTTCCCGCATCTTCGGAGTCACGTCGACAGTGAATGCACGCATCTTCGCACCTGGCTCAGCATAGTTCAGGCGCTCGAGAGCTATTTCCCTCGCGGCTTGTTCCCTTGCCCTGTCTTGGAACTCGTCCATGACGTTCCAGATTTGGTCTTCGAAGTGGTCAGGGTCATCTGCCTCTCGAACCCCCATTTCCTCCAGTGCCTCCCTGGCCATGCGCATGTTCAGGTCTTGCGTTCTCTCCATCAGCTCATCGTCGTCTGCATCCCCGATCTGGTGCATAAGCTCCCTAATCTCGCGCTCCGTGGGCTTTTTGGTCTTCGGAGAAGCCATCGTGATGTCCATGTAGTCGGCTTTGGCGTCGAACTCTTTGCCAGCATACTTGCGGATGAAGTCAGGCAGGCGCTTGTCGTAAAACGACTTCATGCCCTCGCCGCCGACGGCCAGGTCCTTGGTCTTGATGGTGCCCATCTGGACGACTGGGGCAGGTCCCCGGCTTCCCAGGGTCTGGTTCTGTAGCCACATGTTGTAGCTGTTGGCCAATTCTTCTGCAAAAGCTTCACCAGCAGGTGTATCGTCAACTTGGTTTTCCCAAGTGCGGCCAAACTCTTCTAGCCAAGAGGTCTGGTCAGGGGTCAATTCCCCGCGGTGTTCGGCCAGGAGGTCTTCTGCCGCCATCTTGGGCATAGGTCTTGCAGTTGGAATCTCTGCTTGTCCAATAGCTGGTGTTCTCAGAGTGGGCAGCTGGTCTTCAATTTGTGCAGACACTTCACGGCCCAGGACTTCATTCAGGCTCTTGCCTTCAGCGGGTCCGTCGATGAAGACACCTGCCGGGTCAAAGCGGCCACTGAAGACCGTGTTGCCGTTACGGATACCGGTCAGCATGTTGTTGCCGTCTGGGGCGGGTCCGAACCTGATCTCGTCTACGGCCTGGCGGAGACCCTGCTCATAGCGCTTGACCTGTTCAATGCCAGGGCTAAAGGCCACCTTGTCGTAGCCCTCGTTGGCGGCAATGTCCATGATCTCTTTGACAGCCAGCTCATGCCAGGTGTCCTTGAATGGAGCGTCAGGGACCTTGTCGCTATACTGGCGCTTCTCGTTGAGAAGCTGCTGGCGCATCTCCATGCCTGGAGAAGTGGAGTGGGTCCTGGGCCGCGCGTTCCTGGCAGGCTCGCCTGTTCTCGGATCGACCTCGATGACAGTCACGGACCAGTCGCCATCGCGTGGGTTGAAGGACAGGACCTTGTCGGTCCCGCCGTAGCCTTTCACGATCTTGCCGGGCTGGAAGTAGTCGGCCAACTCTTCCATCGTCGGGCCCTCGTTGTTGAGGCGAGTGATCTTGGCGTCCAGTTCCTTGATCTTCGCTGCATCTTCTGCAGTGGCATAGCCAATCTCTTTTGGAGTCGTCTTCTCGAGCTCTGCCTTCATTTCCCTGCGCATGCGAGACTTGATGCGCTCAAGCTCCTTCAGGCTCTTGTCTGTGATTTCAGTGGAGCCAAGCTTTTGAGCAGCTTCCTCAACGGCCTTCTTGTGGATGTCGTTCTCTGCAAGGCTCAGCTGCTCCTTGATGTAGTTCTTGCGAACGTCACGGGCCTTCTGATGCCAGTCAGACTGGATCTCATCAACGTACAAGACCTTCTCGCCGTTGGGGCCAACGCGATCGCTGACTCGGAAGTGAGTCAAGATGTCTGGCGTGTCGTAGTGGCTGGAGCGGAACTGTCCAGTCTCAGAAGGCTCAGGCATTGTGACAAGAACCTCGCGATAATTCTCGCCGCCTGGTTGGCTGTAGCGCTGAAACTTAGGCTTGTACTTGGCCAAGTCAACTTGGAATTGGCGTTCAGCAAGGTCAACAGCCCGCTTGAGGTTGCGATAGTCCTCTGCAGACTGAGGATCCATCGTGCCATCAGGACGAACAGGGAAGCCCATCTCGTCAGGAGGCATCTGCTTGATCAGGTCAGCATCAGCAATCTCGCCTGTGTCGATGTGGTGGAAGCCCATCATGGTCCTGTCGTCGGGATTGATCACAGGCTCAATGCCGTACTCATCAAGCAGGCGCTGATGGACTTCTGGAATCTTGGGCTTGTAGTCTTCTGGAACTCCAACGTTCTCGCCAAGCACGGTGCGCTTCGGAATCGGAGCAGGCTTTTTGGCTGCCTTGGCCTTGACTTCTTCCTGAGTGACCTTGGGCTGGTTCTTGATGTCAGTCAGGCCACGGTATTTCAACTCCTCTTGCTTCACGCCAGGAGTGGACTCGATCTGCTTCAGGATCTGCTCTCCAGTGCCCTTCTTTTGCTTCAGGGTATCGATGGCTCGGTCTACGGCAGAAAAGAAGCGCTGACCGGCCTCAATGGCCCGGCCTACGCGGCCACCACCAGCGTATTTTTGCTTCAGCTCTTCAAGTTCAGGTTGGCGGGCAGAACGACCCTCCATGACGCTGCCCAGTTTTTCGGCAGCTGCCTTCATGCCCTTGCGACCGGCTCCGATCGCTAGGTGACCTGCAATGTAGGGAAGCTCAACAGCACCAACAACATCCAAGACCCGGGGATCGGCCTTCATGCCATAAAGAGCACCAGCCCTGCCAGCAACGTCAGTACGACCAAGGCGAAGGGGACCGAAACCGTAAGACCAATCCTCGAGTGCTTCAGGCGTTTCGCCCACGACCCAGTCGCCGACGGTGCCCCCGAGGACAGGAACCTCAGCTGACAGAGCATCACGGACCGACCTGGCGGCCCCGGCCACCTTAGTGCCCAAGAACTCTGCCGCCTTACCACGCGGGATCGGCCCAATCGACGCTTGAGGCGCCTCAAGGTCCTTCTTGAGATTCCGGATCTTTTCGGCCTTGCCACCATCTTTGTATTTCTGTTCAAGCTGTTTGAGGTCACTCATTCTCAGACTCCCGAAGGATGCGGTCGATTAGTTCATCGTCAGTTTCTTCGGGGTTTGTTTCGGTAGGCTGGAGGGCCGGTGTGTCTTCAGGGGCAGCTGCCCCAACGGCACCGGAGACCAACTTCATTCGATTCGCGGCCCGTTGCTGCTGCTTCGCAAATTGTGCAGCAGAACCCTCAAGGCGGGTCATGACGCGGTCAATTTCTTGTGGGCTCGATGCCTTCAGCATCTGTGCCACTTCTGCGGCTGTCTTCTCATCCAAGGTGGCACGACTCTGCAAGTATTTGAGGGTCCTGCCGATGATTGTGCCTGGGTTGCCAGATGCAATGTCCACGGCCTCACCGGCCACATCTAGGATGTTAGTGCTGCGCTTCAGGTCGTCCAAGGCCTCCTTGCGGTTGGCGGTTCGGCTGTTACGAATGGCCTCCTGGGCGTTACGGAACAACTGGGCTTCGCGCTGCAGGGCAGCCTCAAAGACCTGGTATTCAGCGGGGCTGTCAAACAGGGCCTCAAGGCGTTTGCGGGTTGCCGGGGCCCCGATGACCCGTTGCGCCGCATTGACCTGTTGAGGTGCTTCCATGATCTTGCTCAAGATCGACTGGGCGACGCCGGTTCTCAAGGCGTCCTTCTCGCCGTCTGACATGCCAGACACGAGCTTCTTGGCTTGCTCAGGCAGCATCTTGGGCGACAAATACTCGTCCTTGCCAAGGCGCAGGGCGTCCAAGACTTCCATGTCGCCAGCGTACTTGGCGCGGGCTGCTGCGTATTCAGGCACGTTCTCGTCAATGACGCTGACGAAGGCCTTGCGTAGATCCTTGAGGGCGTTGGCTTCTGCCTTGCTCATGCCTTCGCCTCTATAGCCCTTGTCAATCAGAGCATCGATACCCCGCTTGATGTAGTCCAGGGTCCGTACGTCTGGGATCTTGCCAATGCTGACCATGTTGCCGGCATCGTCCGTGTCGTAGATGTCTTGCAGCATGAAGCGGCTGGGGTCTTCGCCACGAAGTTCTGCGGCCCTTGCTTCCTTGCCAGCAATCCGTTGAGCTTCGCGGAAGGCGCTCTTGAAGGTGTCGTCCTCAAGCACCTTCAGGATGCGGGTGTCATCCACAGAACCGTGGGCGTAGGCTTGGTCGTAGAGTGTGTTGGCGTTGGCACGCAAGCGGCCCACCAAATTCTCTTCCGTTGCCGTGAAGTCTTGACCCTTGGCGATAGTCTGGCTGACACGTTGGCCAACCACATCGCGGCCCTGTTCAAGGCGTTCTTCAAGCTGAGTGCCCAGGACCTTGCGGCCTTTGCCGGGCAAGGTAATAACGGCTTCACCCAGGGTATGCGTAGAGGGGCTGACATCCATCAGCATAGGGTTGACACCCATGGCTTGGTCGGTTTGCATCCGGGCACGAACGTCTGCCGGAGTCAGTTCATCACGACCCATGGCTTGTAGGACCTTTTGAGTGGCTCGCTCATCGACGACTTGTTGTGAAGGCCTAAAGACATTCTTGACCCCCTGGGCACCGCGGCCCACAAGGTCAGCCCCCTTGGCAACAACCGGACCAGCAACGGCGCCTGTGACGCCCCCTGTGACGGCACCAGATGTCCGCTCACCTTCTACAGAGGTGCCGGCTCCTGACAAGGCTCCAGTGCCCAGGCCTACGCCGGCTGTCTTGGCTGTCTGACCCCGCATAAATTGGGGAAGGGCTTGAGACAAGCGCTGCGCGGCCTGCGCCGTACGGGCGCCACCAACTACGCCAGCAGCTTGGGTACCAGGGAAAAACAGGGCTGCTGCAGTGGGGATGGCCCCAGACACCAGCTCAGTGCCCAGGGCCGTAATAGGGTTTTTCTTGGCGAAGGCTTCGTACTTGGCGCGCTCTTCAGCTAAGACCTCCTCGTAGGGGCGGCCTTCCATCTTGGAACGAACGCGGGCAATCGCCTCGTCACCAAAACCAAAGCCGGCACCTTGGCCAACAGCCCTGCCGATGTTTGCCCAGCTCATTTCACCGCCGTCTTGCATACGGACAGGGCCGCCAGAAGCAAAGCCCTCGGCCTCTTCGTCTTCTTCGGGGCTGAGCAGGCTGCGTGAGTAGGCGCCAGACTGGATTTCTTTGAGTCGGCGTCGATTCTCCTGCACTCGACGGGCAGCTGCTTCCCTGGCACGTGACCAGATGGCCTCGCGTGTTTTGACAGGCTTGTTGATGGAGCCCTGCACGTCAATCAAAATCTTACGTTCACCTTCGGTTGGAGCCGCACCAAAGATTGCCTTCAAGGAGGTCAGTGCCGTACCCAGCACGATGTTTTCAAGGTCCGCAGTGGCTGTCTGAGACTCGCTACTACGTACCAAAGGAATGAAGGCTCCAACCGATTCCCTGGCACCAGCTGTCTTACCCTCATAGGCGATAGGGTTCAATTCTAGGGCTTGAGTAAAGGCACGGACCACGTCGCGGCCTGCTGCGATCTTGTCTTCAAGTTCACCTTTGAGCCCGACTTCTGTCGAGCTCAACTTGACACCCTGACCAGATCCCAAGATCTCCTTGACCCGGGCCGCAAACTCAGGGGTACCTGGTGACAAGCCTTCGTCCTGAGCCTGCTTGCCGGCAGGTGACAAGGCTTTAGGAGCAGCACCTGTACCTTCACCCTTAGGAGGCGCGATGTAGGTCAGTTTGCGAATGCGGCTCTGAGCATTAGACTTAGCCGTAGGCGAAGCTTTGGGGTCATCGATGATCTGCTGCAGGCGCTCGATCTCTGTCAAGCGCTCCTTGGGCTGAGACCTAGCCATCGTTGACAGGGCCGTGAGCTTCGCCTTCATGGCGTCGCTCTTCGTGTCCATGCCAGCCATCTGGTATTTCATCTCAAGGTCTTCGAGCTCGTCCTTGGCCTTACGGCGTTGGCTGAGGATGTCAGAGGTCACTTCACCGACGCCACCCAAAGTTTCTGCAAAGGATCCAGTACGCGTGGGCTTACCAAAGGCAGCGGCCAAACGGAAGAACATCTCGGCGTCTGCAGGCCCCGATGAACGGGCCATAAGGCGTTCACGGGCCTTGTCAAGCAGGGCTTGCTTTTCAGTAGCTTGCTTGTCTGTCTGCTCAAGGTACTTACTCAGCAGATCAGACAACTGATCGTTGTACTGGTTGGGCTGTGACCGGCTGCTGAAGCCTGTGGTGTTGGCCACACCCGCTTCGTCTTCTTGGTCGTCGAGCATGTCTTCGAGAGCCATAACTTTGTCCTTGTGTTAAGTGAACAGCTTCTTCATGCCCAAGGCAGTTGCACCGGCTTGGGCCAGTTGCGACAATGGAGAAGGCTGATAGACGCTGGCGGGTCCTGTCGATTGGGTCGATGTCGATGTTGGAATCTCGAGGCCACGGATGGCTGCGTTGAGGAAGGCGATGTTCTGACGATCGTACTCGCGTTGAGCCAAGAAATCGGCATAGGCCTGGTCGAGGCTGCGCTGGTTTTGCTGTTGCTGCATGGCGCCGGCGGCTTCCAGGGCTCCGATATTTTGAAGGCCCATGGACTGTTGCAACTGACCCAGTGTGCCGAGCTGCTGAGCAGCCTGCAGTTGACGGGTAAGGTCTTGGCCAGCCAGGGCACCCGTTTGCTGGCCGATCTGAATGGCTTGGGCACCTGTTTGACCTGCCAGGGAGCCTTGCAATTGACCAAGGGCCCCGATCTGAGAACCTGCTTGCGCCATTCTTGCAAGGTCAGCGGCCTCAAGGCCTGCAGTTGATTGACCAAGGGCCGCCTGCTGTCCTGCAGCAGACAAGAGTCTCTGCATATCAGCCGCACTCAATTGTGCCTGTTGTGCACCAAAGCCCGCCTGCTGTTGAGCAGCCTGCAACTGTCTTGCGCGGTCGGCGGCTTGCTGCTGAGCGGCTTGGCTGTAGCCAGACTGAAGAGCCTGTGATTGGGCAGCCAGTGTAGACTCTTGAACGTCACGAAGGGCTCTGCCGATGGCTTCGCCTTGGCGGCTGCCGCCAAACTGGCCTGCAGCAATCGCCCTGTCCTGAATCTCAGGCATGATATTTTCGCGGAGGTTACGCTGCGCCAACTGGCCCAAACGGTTGACCACCTGCTCTTGGTATGGGTTCATATAGGCTTCGATGCCACCCATACCGGTTTGAGCCCCTTGCGCTGAGAGCTGCGAGGCTTGCTGCATGTAAGGCGATGCAAGACCTGCTGTACCGGCTCCTGCCTGCTGTGTTTGCTGGGCAGCTAGGTTCAGGAAAGGCTGAGCCAAGCTAGACGTATCGCCAATCTGCTGACGCACAAGGCCTGTGGCCTCCGTCAACAGAGGCTGAGCCGCCTGCATCGGGTTGAAGGTTTGAGCCTGATTGAAGAACGGCTGAGCCGCCTGTAAGGCGCTGCCCCTCTGTCCTTGGGTAGCAGCACCTATTGCAGATTGAATCGTCGGCGCGTACTGACCCTCAAGACCCCTCGCAGCGTTGTAAGCTTCTTGCTGAGCGATGTCCAGGGGCGCAATACGAGGAGCTGTATAGGGCTGGTAAGGTTCGGCAGCAATTGCGTTGGCTCGACTAATCAAGCCTTGTGTGTAGTCACTGTACCAGGTGGGCAGGTCAGTTGTCGTCTCGCCAAAAGTCGTGACGGATTCTGGTGGCTTGCCCTGGAACAGGAAGTCAAGGATTCCCATTGCTTATCCTTTCAAGTATTGCAGAGGACTCTTGGCATCTGGGCTAATCTTGCCCCTGGCCAGGTTTTGTCCTTTGTGCTTACGAATCTCAGCCCTCATCTGCTCGAGGCGATCAGCCCCTGCTTCAGAGGAGCCGTTGCCCAAGAGAGCCACGGTCTCGGCATCGAACACGTATTCGCCATCAGACAAGAGTGCATCAACGTCGTCAGAGCGACCGTCTGCACCTCCCCCGATGTTCATGCTGCGAACCATGTTCAAGGGGCCGCCTTGATTCATCATCACAGGTTGCCGGCCTTGTGGCATGCCTTGTTGGCCCTGTGCCGCTTGCAACATCATCATGAGTTGCTGTGGATCAATACCAGGAGGCACACCGTCCATTGGAGGCTGTCCATACTGGTAGTAGGCCGTCTGTGGATCCTGGTTCAGGCGAGGCATTTGGCTAGGTGTCAGGCTTTGCTGAGGGGGTTGTCCCTGAGGACCTGGTTGACCGGCCATTTGAGACAAGCCGCCTTGCATTGGAGGACGCGCAGGCATGCCAGCAGGTTGACCTTGAGGTGCCGTCATAGCAGGGCCTGCCATCATGGCCGACATCATGGGATCCACGCCAGGCATGGGCATGTTTTGCAGCGGATCAGCCTGACCAGGCAAGGGCTGAGCCAAGCCACCATCTTGGTACTTCTGCTTCAGCTGCATCAAGCCGCCTGTTTTAGCAGCAATCGGCACGGGCACGAAGCGAGTGTTCTCAAAGAAGCGGTGTTCACCGCCGGTTGTGCCATAGCGCATGATGTCGTCTTCCATCTCGCGGCGATCACGCAAGTAGTTGTAGATGTCCATGGGACGATTGAAGTTGGGATCGCGAGTGGCGCCTCGCTGTGGAGGACCACCCTGTGGCATTTGAGGGGGTCCACCAAAACCACCGGCCAGCAGGCTGATGCCGCCCAGTGTGGTCAGCGGGTTCTCTTTGGCAAAGTTCCAAGCAGAATCTGCAAGGGACTTACCAGCTGCCCCCACATCCTTCATCGTGATGTCTTGGAAGTCAAAGCTGCTCAGCTTGTCACCAAGGCCCCGCACAGGGCCCGGCTCGTACATGATGGGCTCAGGTGTGGGTGTAAAGCCGCGGGCTCCAAGCGTACCGGACTCCGTGCCTTGACCGTACATGCGGCCACTGTCGCCCATCCAGGTATCTGCTGTGCCGTCTGCATAACGGAACTCAGGCATACCAGGCACTTCAACCGTGACACCCTGACCACCACGCATGCTGGCCAAGTTCGCAGATGAAGGTGGCTGAAGACCAGGACCCGAAATGTTTGGAGGCACAAGACTAAAGTCTGCTGCACCTTCAAGGCCAAAGGCGCTGGAATCAGGTGCAAAGGTCGGAGCCTTGATGCCAAATGGAGAAGGTCTTGGTGCACCAGCCAAGCTGTAGTCAATGCCGGGTGTTGCCACATCAAGGCTTGCCAGCGGAGAGATTTCAGGGGCTGTAACGGGGCCGGTTGCAGAAGGCGCTGCAGGAGCTGCGGGAGCAGTCGGTGCTTGAAGACCAGGGGCACCAGGGGCAGCTGTAGCCTCTAATGGAGGCAACTCTACGCCGGTCAGGCTTGGGCTTGCAACTGCGCTGGGGGTTGCCACAGCTGTTGAAGGAGCATAAGGATTAGTGCCTGCCAGCGTGTCAATCGGGTTGCCAAACGCATCGATGTTGACGCCCACTTCGCTGGGCATGTAATCGAGGCTTGTATCAAGGCTAGGTGTAGAGACTGAAGGAGTTCCGGCGTCAGGCGCAAAAGCGCCGCCGCCTGTTAAGTAGTCGAAGCCCGCAGAGGTTGCGCCAGCGGTGACACCTGCCATGAGGCCACCCTTGATAGCCTCATCAAATGACTCGCCTTGAGCAAGGCCAGCGGCTGTATTGCCGGCGGCAGCTCCAATACCCGTGCCCACATAGCCTGCAGCTGCACCAAGGCTACTGCCTAGTTTAGCACCAACCACAGGGCCAAGGAACGTGGCGCCTGCTACCGTAGCGATTGCAGTCAGTGGATCATCTAGGATCGGCTGAATGACGTACTTGTCAACAGCCCGGCCCACGTCCTTGACGACGTCAACAACCGTATCGACAACGTCACCGACGGCTTCAACGACCCCGCCAACAACGTCCTTGACAAAATCTACTACTGCGCTCATTGCACTGCTCCTCCACGACGGGGTCCGAGCTGCAAGGCCACTTGATATTCGCCATTGTCGAGCATCTGGACGTTGTAGCCCATGCCAGGGTTAGGTGGATTCTTGGAAACGGCCCGGAAAATGTTGATCAAGCTTTGATCGCTGAACTGGGTGACCACGGTGTCGAAGCCGGCCTTGTAGGCATCAGCCGCAAACAGGAAACCAGATTGCATGAAGTTCTCTGGTACGTCTGCATTCAGAGCCCTAAACATGCCTTTGCGAGGCTCTGTCTCGCTACCATGGATCACGTAGATCGTGTTGCCATAGCGCAAGAACTTACTGTTGGGCATCTGCACCTCCTTGACGAAGGTGGCGTACAAGAACTCAGGTGGGTACTGGGACTCGGTATTTTCTGCTGCGATCCGTAGTACGTCTCCCACCGGGAGCATCTGCTGTCTGCTGTCGACTAGCTGCATGGTCAAGTCCTCAAGTTGAACAGTGCGGCGCTGAAGACGTTCCCCATGCCTGCACTCAAACTGAGCACCGTGCCCTTTGGAGGCTCAACAGGATGCGAGAGGTATCGATCATCTCTCTCTGTTCTGTTAAGAATCTCAGGCACAATGCCCTTCTCTAAATCTTTGAACAGCAAGAGGGTCTCTAAAAGTCCACTCGCTCCCATCGTATGGCCAATCCGCTGCTTGTACGATGTCGCAACAAACTCACTGAGGACAGAATCCAAGGCTGTTTTTTCAGCCGCGTTGTTGGACTTGGTCCCGGTTCCGTGAGTCTTGACGATTCTAATTTGTTCTGGGGCAATTTGGCTCATTTCGCACGCACCTTTAATGGCGCGGACGAAACCTTGGCCGTCGTCTCGTTGGCCGATGGTGTTTGACATGACCTCCGTGGCCGTATAGGCACCCAAGAACTCGGCAATCGGAGTCGTTCCCAGGCGGTCTACGGCCCTCTCAGATTCAAATACGGAGAACACGGCGCCATGACCTATGTAGAACCCAAAGTTCTTGGAATCGAATGCACTGGGGGCCACCTGGTGAGTCCTGGCCATGTCTTCAGTGAGGCTGGCGCCAGCTTCTCCAAAAAACTGGAGAGTCATGTTGTTGACTTGGTCCTCGGCAGAGAACACGATAACCCGGTCGAACCCGTAAAACTGGATCAGGGTCTGGACGTCCATCAAGACCTTCAGGCTAGACGTACAGGCGGTTGAATCCGTGGCCGAATGGTCAATCTCGCCGCAGTTCGTGGCAATCCGGGCCCCGTAGACATGGGTCAGGGACAGCGGAAGCACCTTGTAGTTGTAGGTCATCGAGTTTTCACGGCCCGTTTTGCTGCCTTCTCCTGCAAAGTTGGCATTGCCGGCCGCGAACAGGAAGGCGGTCTTTCCGGTCTGGGTTTCTCGTAGTTGCCTCATCAGGTCTTTATCAAGCACCTGTTCTGCGACCACGTGGGCGGGACAAAAAAGCCCGGTTTTGACCCGGGCGTAGCTGTTTTTGAACCAATGGACCCGCTGGGGGTAGGTATGGTCTTCAAAGACCTCTGTATCTGGAGTGCTGCACGTTCTACCGTGAGTGAGAAACATTCTCATTTGAGCCACTCCAGTGCAGCCTCTAAGGTCTCGGGCTGCCTGCGACCATTTGTGGTCAGGAAGTCAAGGGCCTCTTGCGGAGTCTTGACGAGCATCTCCTTGCTCTTTTCGTCTTCGACGTCAAAGATCTCACAGAGGTAGACCGTGCACATCAGCTGGTCTAGGCTATCAAGCCCGGAGTCCTTGAGCAGGGCCCCCATGTCTGTGATTGGCGCCAGTTCATCGTTGAATGGTTTGGCCTTTTTCGCGACCTGATTCAGGAGCGTCAGAAAGTCTTGGTTGTTCAATCTACCACCTCTACAAAGCGTTGCGCCCATGTTCTCCAGTCGTCGAAGTCCAGTGGGTTAGGTGGGTTTTTCTGACTCAGTCCCGAGATTGCGCAGAACTGCAAGGCCCACTCCTGCCAACGTGCTTCGTCGTCTAGCCTCGCGAGTGGTCCATATTGGCTCAAGTCAAATACGACTTGATCTGCCCAATCGCGCAACCCAATTATAAAGGGTTGCGTGATCACGTGGAACCCTCTTGGTTTGCAATAGCTCCCAAGATGGTGCCGTCGGCAGGCTCGACGTGGGCGATGACCTGGCCCATTTGGTAGTCGCCGCCGATGGTGTTAGAGGTGAACTTGAACCGCAGCTGTCGGCGCTCTTCTTTGAAGTTGACCACCTGCTCATACGGGGTGCTGGGGTTGACAAAGATGGTGCGTTCAGGGCCTGCTACCTGGGCCGACTTGGCATTGGACCTGCCGGTCAGCTGAACGGTCATATTTCCAGACTGCACAAAGTCAGGCTCAACAGACTCGACCCGCAGCCACTTGTTGATACCCTGGGTGACCAGTAGGCTCATGTCTGCCGTCTCAAAGAACGAGGGGACAGCCGTGATGTTCTGGCCATCGATCTCGTCGGTGCCGGTCTCATGCTGCCATAGCAGATAGCCTTCTTCAGCCTCAACGATCCGCTGGTCTCCATCCTCGGTAATCCGAAGGTCCCCGTTCTCAGTGACCCGGTTGTTAGGCCTGAAGCTAGACTGGTCGACACCGGTCAGGAGGGGCTTGCCGTAGGTCGGTGAAAATTCGCCGGCCGACCTGCCGCTGTTGGGCAACTGGGTGTCGTACCAAGTTTGTTCGCGGACGTTGTAGATGATGGCGTGCGTGCACTCGGTCGCATCGCCCCGTGGGTAGCACCACCAGATCTCTCCGTAGCGAGGCACCTTGTAGGCAAAGACCCGTTGGGCAGCGGCCCTGTTGAGTCCGTCGAAGAAGTAGTTGATGTTCAAGTTGTTGGGGACTTCTCGCACCACGCCGTTGAACATCATGAAGCGGTCGGTACCTACCCAGAAGTAGATGCCGTCGTATTCGATGGCAGAGGCTGCCGACAAGATGCTCGACTGGCTGCTGATGGTGTCAAACTGGAACACCTGATTGCCGCCGACAAAGGAGCAGCGAATCACGGCATCAGACGACCAAAAGAGGCCCGCAGGCGCGTTGCCTGGACCACCACGAAGGGGAAGACCACGAACAATCTTTTCGGCTGCAATTCGGGCCTGTCCGGAACCAGGGCCACTTAGGTTGGTGGGGTCGCCAGCCACCGACCATCCCAAAAAGCCGTCGGCTCCAAAGTAGGTCAGGTAGGGATGCAGCACGCAAATGCCACCAGAGACGTTGGCTCCTGCGGGCAGAGGGCCCAGTTCTTGAAGCGGGGCCGTGCCAATCAGGTCACCCACGAAGACCTGGCCACCGACCACGTTGCACAGGCAGTTGTAGTTCGGAGCCACTTGGGCCACAAGCAGGTTGACAGGCGGTATGCCTTGCGTGTCGTAGACCACGTCAAACTGCCAGATGTTGTTATCGCTGACCTGCAGGGTTGAAGGTGTGCGGTTGACAACGAGGCTGGTGGCTCCTTGCGCATCGATCAGGAAGCGCTCAAGGAAGCCAGCCGAGCCAGAGTGGAAGTAGGTGAACGCGTTTTGCGTGTAGGTCTTTAAGCCCCGGCTGATCTCAGTCAGGTACCTGCTGATGGCCGTATATCCGCCAATCTTACGAGGCAGGCCACGTTGAAACCGAACCCACTGGCCGTCGATGTAGAAGTCACCCTCAAACTGGGTGCCGTCCCTTTTGATGCCAGGGGCTGACTTGATGACGACCGGTGTAGTGGGCATTAGTAGGTCCCGCCTTGAATGGGGTCAAGTCCAATAGCGACTTGGGCAGCAGATTGGTTGGCTGCGGTAAAGATTGCAATACCGGTTGCCGTGCCGCCTAGGTTGATCAGGGCAGCCCCTGCCGTCGTGGCTCCAGTGCCACCCTCGGAGACCGCGATGGGCACCGAGACGCCACCCGTGTCAGCAGTCAGTACGTTCACGCCATCGCAATAGGCAATGGTCCGCGTGCCCTGGGCCACAGTGATGCCGGTGCCTGCTGCTGTCCGCACGGTCAGGGTATATGGACCTGTCGTGCTGTTGCTCACCCAGTACTGCTGCACGGTAGGCGGCACAATGATCGTGCGGTTGCCCGTCAAGATGCCGGTAAAGTTGTAGGCGATGCGGTTTAGTTCCGAGCCGCTGAGGACGTAGTTGCCAGATCCTGCGACGGCGATTGATGTGTAGTCAAACGCAAAGACGGGAGCTTGACCGTATCCAATGGTGTAGAACGTCAAGCCATCCGTAACAATGGCTGCTGAGTCTCCAGGTTGAAAGACCAAGGTTGCAAGGCCGTTGATCAGCTCAGTGCCTGCAGGGTCTACGGTCAAGGCCCCCGTGCCTTCGTTACGGAGGTTGACAAACCAGTTGTTACCTAGGGTCCCTGAGGCTGGCAGGGCCAATACTCCGGCTCCTCCAGTCCACACAAATGTCCTGGCACGATCCTGTATGCCCGTCGTGTAGTTCGTGTTGAACTGGCTGACCGGCATGGCTGTTGACAGGGTACTGCCAATGGCCACGAGGCCAGTGCCCGCAAGAGATGCTGCGTTGGCCGTCGATACTTGGGCGCCGAACAGGAAGGCCTCCCAGGAGCCACCAGCCGTTGAGTTGTCTGTCAAGTACAACTGCCACACAGAGCCGCCGACAGGTGCTAGGATCTGGGTCCCCGTGCTGTCCCTGACGATGAAGGTGTTTGACCCCACGTTATTCAGCAGAATGACTTGGCCATTCGATGCCTCCCTGGCATCAGGCAGGATCATGCTAAATGGACCGGCGGCTGCCGTCACATCCATGATGTTGGCAATCAGGTTTGACGATGGGGCGGCCTCAAGCGGCCAATCAAACGTGGTGTTGCTGTTGAGGCTGATGGCCTGGTAGCTGACCTGTGAGGGGCTGATGTTTGTGCCCCCAAAGATGTTGGTGTAGACCGTCATATCAAGCCTCGTTTCTGATGGCGCTGCGGTCCAGGATCTTCTTCAGGTCTTCCCCGTTGAGGGCCTGGGCAGCCATTGCGTACATGTTTGTCCAAACCGGAATCCGGTCGTCGTTCTTCAAGAATGGAGTGGCTTCCAGCAACGTTGCGTACAGCAGCAGGTTGGGCGCATACTCCGTGAGCCAGTTGCTCTGGTTGGCTTCGTCCAACAAGGCAGGCAGCTCGTAATACAGGATCTCGATGGGGTAGGCCGCATCCGGGGTCGGTGTCAGCAGCCAGTTGGTGTAGTTGTAGTCTGCGTAGAACTCGGGGAGTCCCCGCTCGGTCTCGTTGGGCCAGTACAGACGGCAGTACTCATAGGACCTGGTAAACAGTTGCTTGCGGTTATTGTTACCGGTCCCGGTGCCGATGTTGATGCTGATGGTCTCGCGCCAGCGGTCAGGCTTGGCAAGGACCGCAACACCAACCTGCAGGTAAGTGACGACAGCCGTCTGGAAACCTTGGATCTTGAGGTCGCGGCTAATGCGGCGCTCTGCAAAGTTAATCAGGCTGGGGATCTGGGCAAAGACAAGAGGATCAGTGGCCACGGAGCCGCCGCGCTCGAGGTAGCGTCGAACGTCTTCTTGCAGGGAGGTGAAGGTCATTGCGGCCGGCATCAGAGGCTCCTAAAGTTCATTGGCATTTTAAGTCAACCGTATTCCCAGATGACATTGTTGGGGAGTCCGGGACCACCCAAACCGAGGTGCACAAAGGTCTTGGCAATACCAATCCGGTTAATCCCATGCTTGAGGGCAATGGTGATCAGGCGGTAGCGGTCTGCACCGTTGGTGCAGGCCACGTCGCAGCTCATGCCCATAGTGTGCTCACCAGGCCTCATCTTTTTCACCTCTCTGGGGTGCGTCGGGTGCCGGTAGCCACTGGTTGGAGTCATGGGTCCGTACTCGTTACGGATGGCCTGCAGGACCACCATGAACTCGTGCTTCATTTCGTTGAGGCCGGTGTGCTTGCAGTCGAACTCCGACTTGGGGAAGTTTGGATACAGCTCTTTTTGCTTGTCCCATTGTGCTGGAGTCATTTCTTGTCCTTCTCTTTGGAGCCGAGCGAGGAGCCCAGCAGGAAGCCGAACATGGAGCCGATCATGGTCGCCAACAGGAAGCCAAGGATGGTATCTGCGAAGCGCACGTTCTCTTCAGGAATGTCTCCGAACACCATGAACGGCAGCATAAAGGCAGACCACAGCGACCAGAACGCGATGAAGAAATAGACGAAGCGGCGCACCAGTGGGTCATTCGACTTCATGGCTTCTTTTTGCATGTCACGAGCAGACTGCATCTCTTGGAGTTGTAGCTCCATCTTCTGCATATCAACCTGCTCGAGCTTGACCATCTCTTCGGGGTGAGCAGTGAGGTGTGCCTCGATGGCCTCTTCCTTGGGTTCAACGCCGAGCTTGTCAGCGATGGTGTCGATCACCTTGTCTTTGGCGGCACCCGTTAGCATGTCCGCGAGCTTGCCCGCGCCTTGGGATAGTAGGAAACTAGCCAGCATCTTTTTCCCCTTCAGGTTTGTCAGCGATCTTCTGCGCCATGCTCTCAAGCTCTTGACCCATCTCGATGCCTTTTTTGACTGTGTTGTACGCAGCCGAGGCCATAGCAAAAGCTGAGACGGGATCAATCATGATTTAGCGTAAGTAGATGATGGACCACAAGACACCACCCATCGAGACAATCATCACGCCTGCGGTTTTCATCAGGATGCCTTCCAGTCGCTTGAGCCGAGCATTGATCTGCTCATAACGTAGCGCACAAACAGCCTCATGGCTGTTTAATCTGGCTTCTGTTTCAGTCAGAGTTGCCTCGGTCATTTACTTACTCCGCAAAATCGGTTTTTGTGAAGCCAAAAGCCTCAATGGTGCTCAAGTCCTCAACGTCTTGCCAAACTGGTGGAATGACCTCGCCTTCATAGTCAGGTTGACCGTAGCCTTCAGGCCGCACAGCCACGTCCTGCTTTCGAGTCATGCTGCCTTTGAGGAAGGCCATAAACTCTGTGTGCTCTGGTGTGCCAGCAATGGCATCCAAGTCGGCGCGGGTGTTGATGATTGTTTTCATGGGTGTTCCTCAGTCAAGTTGCAGGTGGTCACAGACAAAGCGCGACCCGACGGAGTTGAACGAGCTCGAGGCGGCGAGGTCCCAGACCGAGCAGCGCGAACCGGAGAACGAGCCGTTGGCCCAGCTGCCGCCAAACAGCGCAGAGTTCGGGGCGTTGTATTCAGAGCCACGACCTTCTGTGTTTGCGTTCCAACTTGCCGCTGCAAACGGGCCAGCGCGATCACGGCCCCAAACCCACAGCACACCAGTGGCTTGTATCACACCCCAACGTGATGTGTAAGCGGCGTTAAGAACGGTTGATCCTTGATCTGAGCCAACGCTTGAGGCTTCGGTCGTGCCGTAGGCCAGCGTCATAAACTCTTGCTGCGTGGGGCAACGCTTACCAAAAGCAGTCGCCAACTCCATTGCCTCAAACCATGTGTAAGAGCCATAGGTGGTCGAGCCGTTGCCGCCAAACATCGTCGGCACGCGTGGAGGGCTTGAGCCGTCAGCCATCGTGACGTTAAATCGGCTGGTGCCGTTTGTGATAGCCTCCACGCCAGTCAGGTAAATATCTGACCAAAAGCCGCCAGCCACCAGCGTCATGCCGCGAGGGTCAGAACAGCCGGGCCTGAACTTCAAGTCCCAGAAGCTGTACTCGTTGATCTGCGGCGTTGTATTACCACCGGATTGAGCAGTGGCATTACCGCCGGGGGCGTAGTGAAAACCACCAATACGCCGTGAACCTGTCTGCGGTGGAGAGGTAAAGTCAGTTGTAGCCTGAATAGAGCCGTCTTTGTTCACCCATACAGCGTAGTCCGTGCCACTTGACAGTGAGGGCATCGTAATGGCTGTTGCTGTGGAGAATGTAACTTGTGAGCCGTCCTCAAAGGCGACAATCGTGCCTGCCTTGATGTTGGCTGTGCCGTTACCAGTTTTGGTGAATACAGCAGAGTCTGAGTCTGCCTTGTAGAACCCACCAGTGACTAGCTTGGGGTTGTTATTGAGGTCTAGTAGTCTGGTTACTGATAGGGTGCTCATGCTGTACCTTTCAGGGTTGCGAGTTCTTCGCTTACGCTAGTAAGCTGGGCTTTTACCGTGTCGAGTTCTTCACGTTGAGAATCAACGATGGTGTTGACTCTTATTTGACTCATGCCTTACTCCTTGGGGAACCGTTGGCGAATCTCTTCGCGCTTTGCCTGCCACTCGGCTTGGGTTGCTTCACCCGCTTGCCATTTGAAGAACAA